GTTAGCAACACGGTTGATCTGAACTGCCAATGCGGCATGCTCGTCACCAACGAATGTAGCTGTACCAGATACGGCAGCTTGGTCATATGCTTGAGTATTTTGTGAACCAGCTAGTGTTGTCAATGAAGAAATAATTTCTTGATCGATTTCAGCAGTGATTTCTTGAGCTAAAGCAGCCATGATTTCTGCTTCGATGTCAATACCTTGTTGGGCTTGTGCATCTTGAGCAGCTTCGAATGTCCAGCGAGCTGACAACTTACGTGTCTTAGCTTCAACTGTTTGTTTCAAGATCTGAATGCTCAAACGCTTACCAGCAGCACCTTCTAGAGATGCAGTTGATGCAGCAGTTACTGAACCATCAGTCTTACCAGCAGAATAGCCTTCTGCAATTTTGAATGGGCTTAATGCCTCTTCACCAGCTGTAGCACCAGATGCACCACCAACTGAATCGCTATAGCGAACACGTAGTGTGTGGATCTGACCAACTGGACCAGTCATTGGTTGTACACCGACCAACTCGTTAGCAATAACTGTTGGCATAACACGTCTGATTACTGGTAGAATGACGCGGTTTAATGTTGCGACGTTTCCGGCAGAAGTAGCACCTGTGCTAGCACTCTCAGCTAGATACTTACGAGTATTTTCTAGCGTAGATGCCATTACAGCTCTCTTTGTGCCTTGAAGGCCTTCAAGAAGTGCTTCTTTTGTTTCTGCCCAACGGCCTGTTAGTAGTTCTGACATTTATTTTCTCCTAATTAATGTTTAATTCCAGCAAGACGACGCATATCGAAAATGTTGCTTTCGTGCTCGCTGCTACCGACGCTGTGGGTTTCTTTGTTGCCTGTGACTTCTTTTGCCTCTACTAGTGCCTTCTTCTTCTGTGGAGCTTCGCCAGCAATAACTGCTGGAATGTACTTGTCAAAACTAGTGCGTAATTTTGCAGTCTGTACACTTTCAAGTAATTCTATCATAATAGCTTTTTGGGTATTAGCCAACGGTGCTACTAGTTCGTTCATGATTTCTTGACGTTCTTTGCTCTCCATTAGAGCTTTAACTTGTGCTTCTTTGCTTTCTAGGATTTTAGTTGCTTTTGCTACAGCGTGATGAGCTTCTGCAACTTCTAAATCTTTCTTGTCTATGACTTTGAGCAATTTAGCTGTTTCTGATTTTTCGTTTAGATAACTGTTTTGATATTCGCTAGCGTATGCTTCGAACAACTTACGACCAAAGTCGTTGCGTCTTGCAGCTTCAATGTCTTCTTTCAATTGACCAATCTCTTTGTTTAGAGTCTTTTCAACTGTAGATTCGACAAGTTTAGCGGCACGGACAATAAATTGTTCCTTCATCTTAGCTAGAGCCTCGCGGCCTTCGCGTACCAAACGTACCTTAGTTTTTGCAATGTCTTGCTTGTCTGTATGGAATTCTGCGATTTCTTGAGCCAATGCTTCTACTACAAACTTCTCAAGTGTGTGAAACTTAGAAGCCATTTGTACTTGATCTTCGTGTAATTCTTTAACTTCGCTAGCTAATTGACGAGTAACAAACTCTTTCATTAACTGTGCATCGTTATGCATTTTTACTGTATAACGTGCTTTAGCTTCTGCTAATTGATTACGATCTTCTACAAATTGTGAAATCTCTTCGCGTAGTTGGTCTCCCAACATACGATCAATTGCTTCAACCATAACTTGTTTGTCATGTTCGTAGCGTTGAGCGAATTCTTCACGTAGTTGTTGAGTAACTTGAGTACGATTCTCGACAATGCGAGCTTCCCAGGCTTTCTCAATAGATTCTTGGATCTCTTCCGAAATCACATTATTTTCAAACAAATTCTTTAGTGCGTCCAACATGTGATTCTCCTCTTTATTGGAGTTTGCTTATTATACCTAATAAGCTCTCTTTGAGATATTTCTGTGCTTTAGGGTCACCTTTAACCTCTTGCGCTATGCGTAAGGCATTATAGCCACCGCGATTATTCATCAGGTGTTCATAAATTGGTGTGGGGTATGCGCCAGGGGCACTAGGTTGAGCTACCACATCAACTGTGATAATCTCAAAATCTGATACTTCACCGGAACTGCCATCGCTGACATTTCCGGATCCGCGGCTTGATACTCCTAACTTCACGCCACTTTCTAACATAGTTTTCACTAGTTGTCCCATAGGTGTTGGAAGGATTTTTAATTTTCCATAACCGTCTGCGCCATCCATCCACATTTCTGTGATCATATGGCTCACACGATCAAGGTTGATTCTTAGATCGTCTGGATGATCTACTTCGCCTAATACTGAATAGCCGCCTGCGATTTGATCGTTCAGGGTCTTGACAGCCCTGGCAATTTCACGTCCAGGATAAACTCGCTGATTTTGATTCCGTTTGTCGCCTTGAATGAAAATACCCTTCATATAAAGGTTCTTTCCATTCTCACCGTCGGATTCAACGACCACTCTCGCTTGGTCGAAACTCAGGTTTTCACGAAGATAGTTCATCGCCATCTACTTACTTTGCTCTCTTAGGAGCACCATTTAACGGGCTATCAGCACCTCTGTCGCCATTGTCGCCAGTTGCTTTTTTCTCTGCGCCGTGTCCAGGTTCTTTCTTCTTAAATGCTGTCTTACCTGCGTTGCCGCCTGGGACATTAACATTACCAAAGTTTTCTTCTTTAGTGGATGGATTTAACAAACCGCCTTTTGTGCCGCCTGTTGTGCTCTCACCACCTTTTACGATATTAGCAGTTGTACCGCCCATATTGTTTGCTTTTGCTACGATAGACTTAGCGTTTGCGCCATTGTCACCGTGCTTTGGATTGCCAACTTTCTCTACGTATTCACGCATGAAGCTGTCTTCTAATTCTTCTTCTCCGCCCATGTCGTCCATTCCGCCCATGTCGTCACCGCCCATGTCGTCGTGGCCTTCGCCAGCTTCATCACCCATTAATGCTTCAAATTCAGCACGTAGGTCGTCAAGTGCATCTTCTAGGTCCATAACGCGATCTTCGATATCGCCTTCGCCGCCCATGCCTTCTTCGTCACCTTCGTCACCACCTGCGTCAATGTCGTCAATCATGTCGTCACTGGCATCACCGCCAATATCGCCAGACTCTTCATCGCCGCCTTCGGCAAAACCAAAATTCTCATCAAGGTCTTCTTCCTCTTCACCTTCTGCTGCTTCGTCAAGATCTTCCTCTTCACCTTCAGCTGCTTCATCTAAGTCTTCTTCATCTTCTTCAGCACCTTCAGTAGTGAAGTCTTCAGAAAGAATAGTTTCATAGATTTCGCGGGATTTTTCAACTACTAGTTGATGGAAAAGCTCTTTGGCTTTGTCACTTTCTTCATTAACAAGATGCTCTAGCATCTGCTCGAACTTTGATCGATCAGTCATGTTTATCTCCTATATGTTGTATTGCAAGGCTGTCAAATATATTTACACTTAATTGTAATATTAAGGGTATAATGGTGGTTTTTTTAGGTATTTTTAATAAAATACCCAATAAGTTATTTATTACGCGGCAGGTGCTGCCGGTGTAGCATACATTGAACTAACTAGTTCTAAATCTTTTTCTTGCTCTAAAATGTGTGCTTCGCTTGCTTTTCGTAGTTCGTTGATCTGTCTTAATGATAATCTAGTTTTACGTGTATCGCCACGATGCATACCAGAATCATCGTGGCTTGGGGAGTATTGCAATTCGTTAGATATTGCTTTCATATCCTTGTCCGCATAAAATAATTCTCTAAGTATCATATTATTATTTATGCTGCCGGTGGTGTTGCTGTAGGTGCTGCCCCTGCGCCTTCAGCTCCTGGTGCTGCTCCTGGCATTCCGCCTTCTTCTGGCGGCACGGTTTCATCACTTAGGTCACTTAGGTCACTTTCAATACCAGCTTGGCTAATGCCTGCACCACGTAGCTCTCCTGAACTATCAGTAGGAATAGCTTTGCCTTTACCGTTTTCTTCTGCCCACAAGCGTTCGTTTTCAGCCATTTCTTCGTCAGTCATTCCTAAGAAGCGTTTCATTGCAAAACGTTTACTCATGAATGGTACTTGACTCATAGTTTGGAATTGTGGTACACGCTGTCCATCTAGTTCTGCTTGGCGATAAGTGGCAAAGTTCTGTGGTGGTTGGAATTGTAATTCAAACAAACTTGAATCAATGTTGACTCCTCGCTCATTTAAATATAACTTAAATTCTTGATCAAGAACGTCTTGCATTAGGCTTTGTAAGCGTTGGCAATAGTTGTTAAAACGTAGTTCTTGAATATATGCTGTGCCAACTCGCCCATCGTTATACTGCGCTTGGCTATCATCTGCACCTGTAGGCAGATAGCTTGACGGAATTCTTAAACCACGGAATAACTTGTTAGTAAAGTACTTTAAGTCATCAATTTCGCCTAGGTTAGTACCGCCAGGAAGTGTTTCAACTTTTGATCCTCGGCCTTCTGCTGTTTGCGGAAAGAAGTAATCTTCGTTGATACTTAAAGGGTTATATGCACTATCAATAACAGTCTGACCACCACCTGTTGCACTAGGCATTCTACGCTGATGTATTTCGTTTTTAACACGTTCTACAAAGCTCATAGCCAAATGACTTGGCATATTTCCCACGTCAATATAGAAGATTCTACGTTCTGGCGCACGTTGTATACGATAGATTAAGATAGCATCTTCAAGCAATTCTTTTTGTTTATATACTTTAAAAATGCTTTCTAATAGGCTATTACCAAATGGAAAATTGTTGTCTAACCCTTCGGATAAACTTAAATGTATAACATGCTTTGCATCAATAGCGACTTCGTTTTGATTATTGCTAAAACGTGTACCACTGCTTGCAGGATATGCACCTGCCATACCTCTAGCGGCTGCGCCGCCTGATACAAACGCAGTACCTCTATTGGTAGTATTAGTAGTATTTGGATTAATTGTTGTGACAACTAAATTTTGGAAGTTAGGATTTAAGTCACGGATAACATACTGTTCTGGTTTTTTTCCATCACTTTCGTTAACAATAATTTTAGTTATATTACCAGGATCTACATAACTCCACTTCTTTGTTTCAGGATCACGAACAAAGAACGCATCGCCGTATTTGAATACATTGCGTACAATTCTAAAGATTCTAGTTTCAAATTTTTGTAGTTTACACCACTGCTGTAGGTACTCGCGAAGGATAGCTATTTCGCTGTTAGTTGCCTTATTTCTATAGAATAAATTAAACGGTGTGTGATTTTCTTTGTTCTTTTGGCTGCAAAATTCAGCAATAATATCTAAGGCAGCATTAACTTCGCTGTCCATGTCCATGGTATCATATTGCAAATATCGATCAATACGATTAGGGGCACCAGTATATACATCTGGTAAGTAGCTAGAATAATTTGAGCGGGCTGGGCCTGGTCGTGACGATCCATTTCCAATTGGACTGTAAGTTCCAGGAGTAGCATCAACTGCTACAGGCGTAAAGTATTTTTTCCAACTCATTTATTATCTCGCGTATAAGTTATTGCTACCGCTTTTAGCGGCTTTAGCAGAAGCTTTATGGCCATCTTCATTAACTGAAATCAATTGACCCATCTTAGTATTTAACGCATTTAAGCTCTTAACAACATCGTCTAGAGTAGCAGCCTTTTCACCCCCGCCAGCAGCACCTTTCTTGTCTCCAGGCTTGTCTCCAGGCTTAGAATCGCCAACTGGAGTGTACTCTTCTCCAGTTTCGGGATTAATCTTTTTACCGGGACTTGCTTGTTTTTCTGCTGGTTTATCAGGAGTAGCTGCCGCAGTAGATTTTGGTTTAGCAATAGGCATTCCGTTTGGACCTATAGTAAAGCTGTCCATAGTTATGCCACGACTCTGAGTAGCAGTTGGTGCAGTACTAGCTGTTAGATCTTTCATTGCACCTCCGGATGCTGGTCTATTTGAGCTAGACGACATTACTCCTGCAGATTGATCCGGATTAGCAGTACCAGCATCACCGCCATAGAACATGTCCATGTTAGCGGCATTATCCATTGACTTTTGATCAGCAATAGCTTTATCTAAATTTCCAAACTCTGTATCTACTGGCACTGCTGACTTAATGTCATTGTTAATTTTTTCAGTGGTTTCTTCAAGTACTGATGCAGTTTTTTCAGACGATTCAGCTTTTAGTTTGTCTAAATTTTGATATACAAACAGTTCTTCTTCTCTATATTTTAAAGTTTCTTTTCCACTTTCAATTTCTTTTTTCAGTGTTTCAATACGATTTTGTTCACGGCGTGTTAGTTCTCTACCGTCAGCTTCGTTTTGTATTTCTTCAATTTGTTTATTTTTTTCTGCAATACTATTAAGCTCACCTTTAATAAGATTCTTCTGATTGTCCAGTTGCATCTTTTTGCCTTCAGTATCTTCATAAGCATATTTTAAAACTGTTTTTTGGTGATCAGATAAAACAGTTTTTGATTCATCTACTTTAGATGCAATATCTTTAACAGGCAATGCATTAACAATGTCAGCTTTAATTTTCTCCCCTTGCTCTTCAACTATTTTTGCTTTATCTTCTTCTTGTTTAATGCCTACTTCGTAGCCCATTTTTTGCAAACTTAGTCTATTTTCTTCAGCACGTTCGGCAGCAGTAATAGCATCTCTTGCTTTGTCGGCAGCATTAAATGAATCGTTCTGTTGTTTTCTAAGAGCTTCGTATTCAGTTTTCTGTGAGCCAGTGAGATCCTTAAAGCCTTTTCCTTCAGCTTCTAATTTTTCTTCCATAGCATCAATAGCTGCGGTTGCTGCCTTGTTAGCGGCACTGGCGGCATCTTTTTCTGCTGCCAATGATGCTAGTTTTTCTTTTGACTGTTGGGAACTCAACGACATCATCTCGTCAAACACTTTCTTTTGACTGTCATTCATTCCCATTTTTGACATTGAACTAGACATTTCGCGCATGTCTGGACCTTTTACTGTGCTAGATCCTCCACCGCTAACTGAACTTACACTAGTTGAGATATCTTTAGAAATTTTAGATAAATCTATACCCCCTGCACTAGCAGAACTTAAAGATTTTTTGGCTCCGCCTAATGATGTTTCTACAATTTTTTCAATGTCTTGTGGTCGCATAACACCTTCCATACCGTGTAGCTCTACCATCGTGCCCTTGCCCCAATTTTCAAACATGCCACCAGTCATATCTAACGAGCCGCCTTGACGCCTTGGGGTATCTTTTGATGGCTCCATGTATTGATTTACTTTATCAATTCCTTTACCTAATACATTAGTTGTGCCGCCTGCTACACCGCCTACACTTTCTGCAATGCCCAGTGGGCCGCCAGCTCCGGGAGTTCTTTCAAATCTGCTAGGTGTTTTATCGCTAACCCCTTGTGCAAACCCTTTCTTAGTTGAATCTTCAATAGCTCTACTGGTATCTTTACCACTGCCGCCAAAGTTTTTATTCATTGCATCTACATTTTTTGCAAAGTCACCTAACTTAGGACCAACTTCTTTGTTTAATGGTTCTAATAATCCAGCTGTTAATCCTGCACGTACCTTATCAACAGTATTTTCAAGAGCAACTGCGGCTTTGGTCACTCCGTCGACCTGCTTGCCATCTTTATCTTGTCCTGATTGGGCTTTCTTAGCATCTGCCTCCATGGCTTTTTGAACTTTAATTTTATCTTCTTCAGTTTCAAACGCCATTTTATTTGCAGCAGCATATCCTTCTAATGCCTTAGTGGCTGTTATTTGGGCGCCCATTGAGTCAGACAATGCTTTACCAGCAGCACCACTAGCATTACCTAATGCTACCATACCTAACTTAGTGGTATTATTTGCATCGGCAGCGGCGGCACGTTGCGCTTCTCTATTTGCAGCTGAGGCTGCTTTCTCATCACCTATCGAACTTGCAAGAGCTTGTTTTCTAGTAGCTTCGTATTGTTCTTGATTAACTGCGGCTTGAGTAGCAGCTTCTTTACTTTGAATTTGCCCTGTAGCAAACACTTCTTTAAACATGTCACCTGCACCACGAAGCTGTGCATCTTTTAACTGCATCCTAGCGTTTGCTTCAAATGCAGCAGCTTCTGTGGCATTCATACCTTGAGTATTTAATCTAATAGCTGCTTCAAACTGCATATCCATCTGATTCTTTTTCATCTGCTCCATTTGAGCTTCACGACTCTTACCAGTTAACTTAGCCATTAGATCCATTTCAGTAGCTAATTCACCTGCTTGCTTAATAGCTACTTCATTGCGCTCTTGCTCGTCTTTAAAGCTGCCACGAAGCGTGACAGCTTGTAATGCTAATACTTCGTTTAGATCTTTGTTAGTATAGCCTAGTTGTTTTAAACTATCAGTTGCACCGCTTTCAAAGAAACTTTTACTCATCCTAGCAAAAGATTCTGCTCCTCTAGTCACACTACCGCCTAATTGTCCTAGTATATCAGTATTGTCTTTGATAACTCCAGCAAATTCTCGCAATGGTAAACGTGTGCCGGCGGCAGCAACAGTCATACCTACAATGTCGTTATTGAATCCTGCACCAGATTTACTTAGATCGCGCCAAGTATCTTTACCTTGATTAAGTGCATCACTAAGTGCCGAAACTCCTTTTCCTGCCACACCCATGGCAGATCCAAAAGGATCAATTGCTTTTTTAAACGTGTCAACGCCTAGGTCAATGGCGCCCATTCCAGTACCTTTAGTTTCAGTACTGGTTTTAGGAGGCGAAGTTCGAGCCTGTTTGGCATTAGCTTTTGCTATAGCTTCCGCTAGTTCTTCTTTTGTAAAATCTGCCATTATTTTTCCTAGTGAAATCTGCGCATATAAATACGGTTAATATATTTATCGGAACTAATTATGAGTCAACTTAACCCATTACAAAAATACTTTAGACAACCAAAAGTGTTTATTTCATTGCCTAGCAAAGGGTTATATTACGAGCCAGGCACATTAGTAGGCGACTACACTAATGTGCCTGTGTTTGCTATGAGTGGCATGGATGAAATTATTATGAAGACTCCTGATGCATTATTTACGGGAGAGTCTACAGCTAAAGTTATTGAATCCTGCTGTCCATATATTAAAAACGCTAAATTAATGCCTGGAATTGATATCGATGCAATACTTATTGCTATTCGTATTGCTACCTTTGGGGATAAAATGGGCGTGACGCAAATCTGTCCTAACTGTGAAACAGAAAATGACTACGATATTGAGTTAAGCACCTTATTAGATTATTTTAACAATTTAAAATTTATTAATACTATATTAATAGATGAATCGTTAACTATTAGAATTCGCCCTTTACAGTACGAAGAAATGAATTACTTTAGTATTGAAAATTTTAAATTACAAAAAACTTTATATCAAAGTGCTGATTTAAAAGAAGAAGAAAAACAACAAGCCGTTGATCAAATTTATAAAGACTTGTCAGAATTACAATTACAGTTATTTTTAACAGCCATTGAAAGCGTACAAGTTGACGGACATGCAGTCACTGAAAAACAATACATTGAAGAATGGATGCGAAATGCTGATAGAGAAACTTATAAATTAATTAAAGATAAGTTAGAAGAAAACAAAGAAGCGTGGAATATTCCAAGTCAGCCAGTTAAATGCGCTAACTGTGGAACTGAAAGCACTGTCACAGTGACATTGGATCAATCAAGTTTTTTCGTATAAGGCTTTTGCGACTCTCTAATTCAGAGATTGAAAAGTATGTCGAATACCTATCGCAAGAAGCCAAAGGCATAAAAGACGAAATTTTTCGACTAAGTTGGTACATGAGAGGAGGAGTATCTAGCCAAGATCTCTTCCATATCTATTCGTATGAAGACAGAATGTTAATCAACGAAATTGTTAAAGAAAATATTGAAACCACTAAGAAAAGTGGTATGCCTATAATTTAATTAATTTCAGGTAGCTTTTGTCCAGGCCTCAACGGGAACTTAGCTAGCGGATCTGGTTGAGGCGGAGTTGCATTAACTGCATCTCTTCGAGCTTGCTGTAATTCTTGATCAAATTGTAATTTTGGAGCAGGCAATAAGTATCCTTGCGAATCAGTAACTACAATCCCGTTAACTTGACCAGTCTTTGCAGTTTTACCTGACAGGCTTCCTACTCCAGTATCGTTATCTTTTTTCTTTTGTTCTCTATCAGCGGCGGCTTTTTTAGCACCTTCTTCGCTGCCGTATTTCTTAACGTCAGCACCTTTGTAGTAGCCCATAATATCGCTCCAGAACGCTTCTAATGGCTTACCACTAAATCTTATAACATCAAATATATATTTTGCAATAAAATCTTTACCCGGACCAGACCCTAGCCATGCTTGCAACCAACGAGTAAATGCCTCAGAAGCAGCAATTGCCACAATACTTGCTCCCATACTAGCAAATACACTAACTCCGCCTAGCGCTCGAATAGCCCATTTTACTAGAGTAGTAGCTCCAATAACACGACTAAGAAACTTTACTATCAACGGAGTTAATATTTGAACTTGAAATACTCCAAATGCAAATTCGCGATGTTGTTCTAACATCTCTCTACCGCCGTCATCTCCAGGTAATTTACCCTGTACATACATAGCTTCTACTACTGCTAGTTCAGCATACAGTTGCATTATTGCAGTTCCTATGCCAATAACGGTAAACACTTTACCCCATTTGCCATAGAACTTCATTATCTTGCCGTTCTTTTCTATTGCTGTTGCATATTTGTCAGAGTATTTTGAAGCAAGTTTACTTAATCCAGCTACTGTTATACCGGCAGCAACCACACCGGCACCCCCTACAACTAACGTGCTTGTATCTAAACCTATCTCTTTATAAAAATTAGAAAAACTAGTACCTGCGGCCACAGCAGCATCTTTTACAGTAGACCCTACATCTTTTACAACATCAGCAGCAACTGAAGTAGGACTATCCCCAACAGTAAAGTCGTAGTCTTCCTTAATAATTTGATAAACTTTCATAGTATTATATTTAGTTAATGATGTACTGCGTACATCTGTTCATCGCTATCGCTCGAACTATTTTCTTTTTTAATTTATATAGATATAACGCGAAGCGTTTAAATTCATGTAGATTGTTTCAGTCAGACGGAACCGTTTTGCACGGTTCCATCTTTTTGTCTTCATGTGAGTTGCACACAGCCGAGACATTGGAAATAGGTGTTTTTACCGTATACTGATGGGCTCTGACCTTTCCCAACCTACGTCGACTCGCTTAAAAAGCGTCTTAAACCTCGTTCCTAGTGTTTAAGTTTTTACAGCACGGTTTTTCGTATGCTAACATTCATACTATATCAATGCGTCGAGCATAGGGTTCTACTCTC